TTGACAGTTGCTTTGACCGGACCTAAGCCGGTTACAGACTTGATGAGGAAGCCCGAAAACTCAGGCTCCCTCAAGTCAAGTTTGATCCTATCACCTAAGTAATTGGTGATAGCAAATGAGTGAATCATGTTTCCACCAATCCTTTCAACGCCGAGAACTGATTCTTCGTCTGACGATAAATGTCGATCCTCGACAGTGCCTTAGGTGAATAGTTATTTTGTGTAAAATTGTAGTTGTTTCCGGAGGTAGGTGTAGTACCGCCATTTTGAACGATACCAGTACCCTCATGTTCCATGCCAGCGCTGATCTTCATTGCCTGATTCCGACTCAGAAGTGCCGACAGTCTACCAGCACCCTCTGTTACATCAGACAGATCAAGCAGCGGTCGAATTGTCGGTTGAGAGTCAATTCCGTTTTCGATGAAATCACCGATCTTGGAAACCGCGTTGCGGAGTCCTTCCTTAGCCGACTTTGCAACAGATGCACCGGCATCGTAAGACTTATCGGTGTAGTCGATCAGGGAATTGACGAAGCCCATACCAAAGAATCCGCCAATTCGATAGCCAACTTTAGACGGTGAGTTGATGTCGAGTTCCGCTTCTGCTGCCGCTGCCGCTGCTCTTGCCATAGCTCTTGCTCTCGCTTCAGCCATGTATGTGTTGGCAGTTATGCCAGCGGCAAACCCTTCAACAAGATACTTACCGGCGTTATAGAAGTCGGTGTACTTATTTCGGATTGCTGTCAGACAACTGTTAATGATTTGAATAAAGGCATCTTTCGCAAGCTGGTTCTTTGTTCGAATGCCAGCAATGAGATTTGTCATCGTAGTCTGTCCAACGGTGTTAAACTCGTAGAACTTATTTCGGATTGCTGTCAGACAACCGGATACGATTGCGACAAATGCCGACCGATCAGATGCGTCGCCGGTACGAATACCAGAGATAAAGTTGGTCATCATCGTCTGCCCCATGACTGTGAACTGACTGTACTTGCTTGTAAAAGTAGTGACAATACCGTTAATCATGGTTGTGAAAGTGCTTGTCAGATTTCCTTGCTGTGCTTTGGCGGCGTTGATAAATGTAGTGACCATTGTGTTTGCGGCTGTACTTACACGAGAATTAGCATTTGTAAAGGCATTGATGAAGCCGTCGATACCTGCATTACCCAAATTCGTAAGATTCTGAGCAAATGTGGACATTCCACTTGTGTCAACACTCTTAATGCCGTTTGCCAAGTCCACAAGGTTTCTGAACTCGACAACTACTCCACTCAGCTTGGTCACATCCACGCCACTGACGCTATTGTAATATGCAGCGAAAGACTGGCCGAAAGACACCAACTGTTCACCGAAGCTTGCAATATCGTTATCACCCGTAAACCAGGATACGATGCCACCGCTATTCGGCAAGTTATTCGAAAGCTCAACCAGAGCTTTAGCTGCATTTGCAGAGTTTGTAACAACAGATGCATCCAACCCTGTTACAGCCAAAGAGTAGTTCTTCATTGCAGTACCAAACGGAACAAGCTGCTCGCCAAAAGTTTCAAGGTCATTGTCCCCCGTAAACCAGGATACAACTCCACCTGTATTTGGTACCGTATTTGCAAGCTCAAGCAAAGCCTGACCTGCGGTAACACTATTTTGAATAACATCGGCTTTCAGTCCAGAAACGGCATCAGAGAAATTCTTCATTGCTCTGCCGAAAGGAACAAGCTGTTCACCGAAGTCGTCCATATCGTTTTCACCCGCAAAGAATCCGACAACACCGCCGCTATTCGGAACGGTGCTTGCCATCTCTGCAAGCGCTTTACCGGCTGTAGCCGCTTCCGTAATCACACTGGCATCGATTCCAGCGACTTCATTTGCGAAGTTACGCATGGCGCGACCAAAGGGAATAAGCTGTTCGCCGAATGCGTTCATGTCATTCTCTCCGGCAAAGAATCCAACGACACCGCCCGTATTGGGAAGCGTGTCAGCCATCTCTGCGAGAGTCTTGCCGGCAATTGCAGCATTGGAAACTGCTTCTCCATCAATACCGCTAATTTCATCAGAGAACTGTTTCATGGCTTTTCCGAACGGAACCATCTCTTCAGCAAAGCCGGAAAGTGAGCTTCCGCCGGTAAACCACGAGGTCAATCCATCCAAAATATTTGCGGCAGTCAGGATAAGAATCGTTTCTGCAAGAGCCTTAACGCCATCCAACATAGCCGGGTCTATAGAAGCAGCGCCGTCAAGGAACGGCTGAACATTGGTCATAAATCCGGAAAGATCGGAGCCAATTTGAGGGAATTGACTGGATACGCCGCTCATAAAGCCGCCGACAATACCGCCAACAAACTTGCCGATTGCCGTGCCAATTCCCTGAAGTAGATTTCCGCCTTCATTGATAAGCCAGTTCAAGCCCGGAATTTGTGCCAGGGCACCAACAGCAGCGAGCACAAGAGCAAGTTCAGCGATGACGGCACCCATACCGAGAACACCCAGCATTGCACCGGGAACCAGAGCAGCCACTGCACTCAAAGCCGCCATAATCGCTGCAAGCAGACCGATGCCGACAATTCCCTGAAGAAGTGTCTCGGTATCAATACCTTTAAGCGCATCCACAATGCCTGAGAAGAACGCCATCAGTACATCTACCGCAGCCTGAATCAGACCGGGGAGATTTTTGGCGACGCCCTCAAGTACAGCAATAAGGAATTGGAAAATAGAATCGACGATAGACGGGGTGTATTCTACCAACGCTTCAAGAACACCTGCGATAAGCTTCAGTGCTCCGTCAGCAATAGCGGGAACACACTCAACGAGCACATCCACCAGCATAAGAACAACTGCTTTGACTGCTTCGCCGATAGCTCCTGCACTATCTGCGATAACTTTGCAGAACTCAACGATTGCCTCACCGATCTTAGCCACGATAGCAGGAATGAGTGCTGCAACACCTGTAATAATAACAGTCAAGGAAGCAACAATGGCTGTGGCACCGGCAGTTCCAGCAGCCGCAAGAGCCGTCAAACCTACTGCCAAAGCAGACAAACCAGCACCAGCCAAAGCGAGTCCGGCACCAATGCCAACGACTGCTACTCCGATTAGTGCCAAGGAGCCGCTCAAAGCAAGAATAGAAGGAACCAATGGAGTGAGCACAGCACCTGCAACGCCGAGAACAGCAAATGCTCCGGCTAAGGTAACAAGACCCTTGACAATGGAACTCCAGCTCATAGCGCCGAGAATAGCCAATACAGGGGTGAGTACCAAAAGTGCACTCGCAGCAACAAGCAGAGCCGCAGAACCGGCAAGAGTACCTGTCATGGTATTTAACCCGATGGCAAGAATAGTCATTGCTCCGCCGAGAGTGATAAGACCCTTTGCTACCTGCTCCCAACTTAGATTCCCCATTTTCTCAAGGGCGGTTGAAAGAACGACAAGCGCCGCAGAAACAATTACCAAACCGGCACCAATACCAGCCATATTATTCGGCATGAATTTAACCGCCACGGTGATAGCGGCAAGTGCTCCCGCCATAGCAGTCAGACCACGAGCGATCTCACCCCACTGCATGGTTGAGAAATCCTTAACCGCAGAGGCAAGGATTTTCATAGCGGCGGCAATGGCGATTAACGCCACACCGGTAGAAATGACATTTTGAGCATTTCCGGTAAGTTTTGTGAATGCAGTGATCTCGGCAAGAAGAACAGCAATAGAAGCAAGCCCCTTACCGATGTCTTCCCATTTCATTTCGCCGAAATCTTTGCAGGCAGAGGCCAACACCTTGATTGCTGCTGAAAGAATTACAATACCTGTAGCCGTAGTAATGGATTTACCGCTGAATTTTGCGGTTCTCAGGAACAGAGAAACCTCGGCAAGCAATACACCAACGCCGACAAGACCTTTCGCAAGTTGGTTCCAGTCCAATTTAGCAAGTTGCTCACAAACAGAAGCAAGAATCTTGATTGCGGCTGCAAAGATCACCATTTGAGTAGCACCCTTGATGATGGTTTTACTGTTGGAACTCATAGCTTTGGCTGCGGCAACCATCATAGCCGTCAAACCTGCAACGCCAATCAGACCAGTAGTAAGCTGCTTTGCATCCAGATCAGCAATCTTTTTAAGTGCGCTCGCTAAAATCAGCACTGCCGTAGCAATTCCGAGCATAGCAGTTACACTCTTCATCACACCAGTTGCCTGACCGCTGATTTTGTTGAATACAGCCATCGAAGCAAGAAGTTCAGCGAATAGCACAGTGATTGCTCCAAGGGCTACATTCAGCTTTTCGCTGTCCACAAGACTAAGCGCAATCAAAGATGCAGTAAGAATAGCAATAGCAGACGCGATCTTCAGCAATGTACCAGCCTGCAACTGAGTCTGGTAAGCTTCAAAGCATCCTCGAACACTGTCAAGAATTCCGATAAAAGATTCCTTGAAACTGCCGATATCTTCAATAGCTTTTCGGAAGGTGCCGACAAACTTTGTGATACCGACAGCAATAGCACCGAACGAGATACCATTCAGCAGATCAGTAATTCCGCTGAAATTAGCTTCACCGAGATTCTTTGCTAAAGAACTGCCGAGTTCGCCAAGAATTTTAACGATGCCACTTCCGATTGTCTTAACGGCGTTCCACACAGCAGAGAGAAGCTGAACAAATTGGCAATTAGCAAGAGCTTCACCAATGACCTCAAAGGCGACGATAACCCCAGATTTCATCTCACCGGCTGCTTCTCCGACTTGAGTCATCCTCTCATGAATTCGCTCAAGCAGAGAATGAAACAATTCGAAATTGGCGGATTCGAATTTCTCTTTGATCTTGTTCTTCAGTGTGGATAAAGCTGTCATAATTGTCTGTATGACCGTAGCAATACCCTCACCGACTTTCTGGAATGCTCCGCTGGTTTTGATAAACTCATCAAACGCAACAATAGCATCGCCAATCCCGCCAGTGAAACCAAGAATTCCATCTCCGAGTGTTCCAAACCCGCCAAACAACGGTTTAATTGCCGTAAATATAGCAGAAAAGGCTTGTTTAATGATGTCCAAGATCGCAAACAAGCCTTTGAAAGTGGATTTTAGATTAGCTGAAGCTGTATCACTGAGCTTCAAATTTGCTGTGAATTTTCGCAAATTCTCAGTAATATCATAAAGCTGCTGGGCTGTGGTGGGAGGAAATATCTCACGGAATGCCTCATAGATCGGTTTGATAACACTCTGAACGCCTTCAAAAGCATTTTTAAGTGCCTCAATCAGTTTGGTTCTTCCGCCAAGATCTTTCCACCCTTGCAACATCTCATTGCGAGCATCCGCTTGGGCATCGATAAATCCACCGATAACCTGACTGAGTCCAGTCCAAAGTTCTTTGGCTTCCTCAAAATCACCAAACAGGATTTCCCATGTGTTTGCCCATCCGGAGCCTACGGCTTCTTTCAGAGTGTCCATCAACTGGGAGAATGTCTTAACATCCTGCGCTGCGGCAAATGCTTTTGCGCCGATTTCTGTTGTCTCATCGGCGTAATCACGAAGAGTGCTAACAAGAGCTTCTGTAGTCATCCACTGATCCTGCAAAGAATCATTGAAGCCATGTGTAGCATCGATGACATTACCCTTGACTGTTTTGTACATTCCGTCAGCAGTCTTGGTTAATGTACCGCAGGCAACAGCCGATTCAAGAAGCTGTGTCTTAAATTCAACAGTTGCCATGTTAGCGTTCTCAATAGATTTCCAGTCGATCAGCTTAACATAACCGGCAGACAAAGCCTGAGCAAAGTTATACATGGCACGGGACGCCTCATTTGCATTGGCACCGGAAACGGCGGCAACATTCGAGACACCCTGGATAGCCATAACTGCATCCTCAAGTCCTACGCCCGCATTGGTGAATTTACCGATGTTGGAAGTCATGTCCTGGAACGAGTAGATGGTCTTATCCGAGTAGGTGTTGAGTTCTTGGAGATATTTATTTACCTCTTCAAGAGAAGCACCCGTACTCATCATGATGGTCTGAATTGACCCCATCTTCAGCTCGTATTCTTCAAAACCCTGACTGATGGGCTCGATCGTCAAGGAATGGAGCATTTGCTTGCCTGTATTAACGACTGAGTTGGTGATATTTGCAAGGGCGGTTACAGCCATGACCTCCAATGCCGAGAATCGAGTCTTTACTGTTTCAACCGCAGAACCGAGCCCCGACATATCGACTTTCTTAGCAGCACTGTCAATGCTTTCAAGACCCTTTGTAGCTCCATCCATATCCAAACTCTTTTTTAATTTTTCAATGGTGGACAGACTGGTCTGAACATTGCTCTCAAACTGCTTATTGTCAAACCGCATTTCTACGACTCTTTCGTCGATAGTTTTACTCATAGCTTCGTAACCTCCTTCCATGCTTCATTTGCAATTTTGTCAAAAATAGGCTGGATAGCAGGATTGATATAATCTCGCCCCTGTACCCAGCCTCCGTTACGGGTTCCGTGACCATATTGCAGGATGATCGCGATCGGAACCCCATTTTGAATATTTGAGTTATAAAAGGTAATCTTTGCAGATCCATTTCGGTTTACAATTTCGTAATACCATGAACTGGCGGTCAAACCGGAATCGACAGGCGTTGCAGACGCAAGAGCGGCGACCCCTTCTCGGCCATACTTGTCGAGGTCTCCGAGATGGACCACTTCCTTTGCCCTCTCCAAAAAGCGTGTAACTTTAGAGAAGTCTCCCTTGTGACTGAACCTTATCATTCACGGACCTCCTTATTTAAGAAGCTGATTAACCCGATTCTGTATCACGGAAGGATCGTAACCAGCCACCTTCAGACGATTAGTTCTATCAGCGCCGTTACCCCACAACCCCTGAATCACTTCACGGGCAACCTGGTCAGTGCTTTTCTTGGCTGAAGATGCCGAAACCGCCGTCCCGCTTTTGGTTGTTACATAAGTATCGAATCCAGCAGCTTTCAGCCTTGCAGCCATTGCATCGGCATTCGCTTTCTTGCTGAAAGCACCGACCTGAATCTTGTAAAGGTTATCGACCTTGACCATGTAAGTATCGAAACCGGCGGCTTTTACTTTCTGAAGCATTGCGTCAGCATTTGCTTTATTGGCAAAAGCTCCAGTCTGAACCCGATAAAGCACCTGGTTATCGACCGGCTTATCATTTCCACCGGTAGAACCTCCGAGCTTCGCTGTAACTTTGGATGCAAGATCACCCATTCGAGCATACATCCAGTCACCCGGACAGCTCTTATTGGCAAACCAACGATGTACAGTCAGAACCATTTCATTGGAAGCAGGCTCATAGTTCAGAGTCTTTGTCTTATCACCGAGCCACAGCAACTTGGTCTTTCCATAACGCTTGCAAATGTCCGCACAAAGCTCGATCAGCTTGGCATACACAACATCATTGAATGCATAGGGGTGTGTAGCATCACTGGCGCACTCGATTGTAATCGCACGCTGGTCGTTAGCATTGGAAGAAGAACACCAGGAACGATTCTTCTCCTCCACATACATACCTACTCGACCGTCTACACCGATACCGTACTGACAAGAAGCCTGCCGGAAAGTCGGAGCAAAAATATTGCCCAGGGTTTCTACCGAGCACTGACCGACTACGCAATGAGGTGTAATACGGTCAACGGCATGAGTTCTCTGCCCGGAATGATTCGGGCTCAACTTGGTATAGGATACCAGAGGACTGTTACTCATTTTTTGTTTCCTCCTTCACGCTTTGAATCTGCTTCAACATCTGAATCACCTTGTCATAGCCAACCGTAGAGATCAAGAAGCCCAGATACATCAGAACAACGATCTCAACTCCGATCTTCATGGTGAAGACGGTGTCAGTCATGATAAGGTAAATTACACTGACAGCACAGGCGATCAGGACGGATAAAATAGCCGCAAGAACATTGGAAGAATACTTGACCTTCGTTCCATCAAGCAACTTCTTAATGCCCTCCACTGTCAGATTTGTGATAACAGATACAATCAACAGTGCTGTAGTCAAAAAACTGATAGGCATAACTAAACCTCCTCATAATTCGTATTTTCAGCAGACTCGCTTTCTTTGTTCAATCTCTCTTCTCTTTTTTCAAAGAAAGTTTCAAACAAGGCCTTCAGAAAATAGCCAACCATAACACCCACAATTGTGGTGGCGATAGTGCTGGAAAGAGACTCTGCAATTTGTACCTGCCCAATAAATGCAAGTACATAAGACAGTTGCAGATCGATCAATGCAATAACAAGAATCGCTGTAACTGCTTTTTTGGTATAAGTTTTCAGCCATGCTTTATAAGATGGCTTTTTATGGCAAACCTTCTTAAAAAAGCATTTTCGGCATCGTCTGTTCATTCAATCACCCCTTAGAACCAAAGCGTTTTCGATTGGCGGCATTGATGGCTGCATTCCGATTCCACATTTCACGCTTGCTTCTTCGCTTAGGTGGAGAATTCTTGACATTGCACACCCGTATGAGAGTCAACAGCCTATTCAAATGCCATTTTTGAAACTCTACAGGAATGTTATAAGAAATCATCCAGTAATAAATAAGCTCAGATGTAACCGTTTCCTTGTGACCTCTGGCTTGCTTATCTTCAATGAGACAAGTTGCAGTCATTGGTGCCTCGATATACGCATTGATGGCGGCATAGTTTTCAGCAGACAGCCGAGTATATACTTCGGGATCGATATTCTGGGTCAAAGTCATGCATCGTACATAATCAAGAATCTCCTCATCAGTTTTTTCTTGCTTACCGAGAAATGCCTTGTTCCATTTACTTTCCCATTTTGAAAGAGAGACTAAGGAATGCTCCAACTGCAAAGTCTGCTCTTTCTTGTAGATAAATTCCTCGTGAATTTCATCCCAAAACTCGGCAGCCGGCACAGTAATTTTCAGCATTCCTTAGTCCTCCGAGCTTTCTTTAATTAGATGCGATGGGTGCAGCCTGCTTATTGCCGTTAGCACGCATCACACGATTTACAAATTCGGATGCAGCACCGGCATCGGTGACGAGCTTTTCGAACAGTACCTCGTAAGCGGGAGTTTCCATAAAGCTTCTGGAAATCTCCTCGGACTTCATGAAGCGTCTGCCATCATCGCTCTTCTCACCATAAGCGGTCTTAATAAAGTTCTCGAAGAACTCCATAATAAGCGCACCATTCGGACTGGCAGCGATACTCTTAAGCTGAACATCGTAGCCACCTTTAGCGCTCGCCTGCATCTTTACGATTTCAGGCTTAGACAGGTCGAAGTAAAAATCTTCGGTTCTCTGAACACCGTTCAGATCGGTATAAGTGATAGTTTCCTTAGTCATTGAAATTTTCTCCTTTCAAATTAAAAAAGTTGGAGCCGCCAGCTTACCTGAATACGGCTCCATGATTTTAGAGATTAGCCCTCCGGATTCTGAGTCTTATCGAACAGTTCAATAATCTCATCGGGCAGAGGCAGGCGAGGCTCGACACCATCGTTACCGCCAGTGGTAGTCGGGTCCTTACCATACAGGATTTCTTCCAGCTGGGTCATGAACTCGGCACTGAACTTAGTGGAGTCAAAGGTCAGCGTAGCAGTCGGCTTCGGCTTCTTACCGTTGACCAGCTTGTTGATGGAGACAGGAGTAGTGCTGATCTCCCAGGACAGAGTAGCCGCCTCAGGGCTGTCGTTGACCGTACTGTAACCCTTCTCGGAAGGAGCAGCCAGACAGCCGTAGACCAGATGCAGCTTGTAGCCGTAATCGTTCAGATCGGTATCATTGCCCAGAATGGTGCGATATGCCAAACCGAAAGTCTTACGAGACTGCTGACCGGCATACATACCAGGCATGATCTCAACAGAACCATCGCACTCAGCAAACTCATCGGGGTACATATATGCCTCGACGGTAGCGCCGAACTCCTCGTTGGAAATCAGGTTCACATACTTGATGTTATCGGCGTAAATCGGGGAAGCCTCAGCACCAGAAGGACTCTCGGTAACGGCAGTCAGACCATTCCATGCAACGCCCTTGTTGTAAACGCCGCCGGGCTGCATCGGATAGAGAACGCCATGGTCACAGCCAGTTTCATACAGGCGTTCACCAGTTTTATCCCAAATGATTTTGGACATAAAGATATTCCTCCTTATCAGAAATAGAGCGAGAAATTCCAGTGATTCAGATTCTCGCTTGTATAATATCGTTCGAATCGGCAGGTAGGTATAGCAACCACCTTACCGACAAGCTCACTATCCGGATCAGAGTCAATGACTGTGACCGAATAATGTCTGTGAGATGAATAAACCCCGTTATCGGCGTGCACATTTTCGATGTCATCAAGTGCATAAACGATAGCGGGGTATTTCATTTTTACCGACTCAGGAGGTTGAAAATACACATTTTTGCTTTCAAGGAGTTCTTCCAGGAAAGTTTGCAGATCAAGCCTGCTCGCCATTGTATACACCTCCCACAGTCAGTATAAGTCTTGGGTACTGAACTTCAACGCTTGTCACCTTCCATTTAGCACCCATAAACTCAACATACCTCATCGAATGAAAATTCTCATTGGCAAATGGATCGGCTACGATACTGATCTCATTCGCAACATTGATGTTGTCGTTGAGTTGTTCCGCAGACTGAAGCCTACGAGTGTTACGAGTTAAATCACCATAGTACATACGCTCGATGATTTTCTCTGTCCAAACGCCCGGCTTAGTCTCTTCTGTTACAGCGTAGCCAATTACTCCATAAAATTTAGCCATTTTGAATTTTCACTCCTTACTCAGTCGCCAAGGTCAGTCCCTTAAGACTATAAGTCTTTGTGGCGGTATCTTCACCATTGGTGACAGTAACCTTTACCGACTGCTTTGCCGTATCGGCGATCTTCAGCACAATCAAACCATCGTCGTCCAGTTCGACTGCTCCATTCTTACCGCCAATCAGTTCCACTGTAACCGTTGCATCTTCCGGTTCCTGAGTTACATGCAGAGCGAGATAGTTACCACTCTGCTCATCGGTCGCACTGCTGAATCCCGTGTAATCGGTGACCAGCTTCAGCGTACCGGTAATTTCTCTACCGGAGATTGCAACATTCTCCTGCAAATCTGCTGCGGTTTTACCGAGCAATTCCGTCTCACCGTCCGCAGGTTCAACGGTGAGACTCGTTAAGGGCGGTCAGTGACATCCTCTTCCAGAGCAATAGCGGACATAACACGAGTGTTAGCACCGGAGCAACGAGTCTCCAGCAGGCTCTTCTCCTGGTTGAAGTCGATGTCGAAATCAGTGAAGTGAGTGATTTCACCGCCCTTGGTAGCGCCCAGAGAATAGTCAGCCAGGTTGACCATAAGACCCAGAAGCTTCTTGGTCTTGCTGTCCGTAGTAGTACGAGTCTTACCCTCGAACTGCTCCGCCGTAATGATCTGACCGACATTCAGAGCCGCAGCCAGATCACTGACCTTGTCATAGATGCGGCGACCATTCAGGTCACGGGCAAGCAGCATGACATTGACCAGATGAGGCGTGCAGTAGAAGTCGGGAGTGCCAGAGCCCTTATACTTCTCACGAGCGTACAACAGAGACTGGATCACGGCTTCTGCATAAATGTAATTCTCGCCGAAATTAGCGGAAGTGTTGGTGCCCTGAAGCGTGCTCTTCATGCCGGCAATGTCGACATCAGCATGAATGGTGTACAGCTCGTCATCCAGCCAGATCGGGCGGATCTTATCCTCAGCAATCTTACCGTCAGCACCAACCTCACGACCATCGCCGATCATGATAGCCGTTGCCAGCTCCTCGTTCAGATTCATACGGTCGATGCCGTACAGGTACTGCACCACATCAAAGTCCTGAATATCGATGATGTCGTCACGGTCAAGCTTGCTCTTCACATACACGGTCTGAGGATCGGTAGTTCTGTGGAGCAGCTGGATGTTGCCGACATAACCCTTCTGAGTGCCCTTCTTGTAACCCTTGGCACGAAGAGCCTCAATGTTACGCAGGTCAGCCTGACGAGTACGGATACGGGAAATAGGGCTCTTGTGAACCTTCTTCAGAACCTCATTCACCCAACCCTGGTCAGTGGTAAGCAGTTCAGGAGCACCGGGACGGACATCCTTGTACTCAGGGAACAGGGTTTCAATACCGTCGATACCATGAGCCAGAACACTGTCAGGATTCTGCTCTGCATAAATGTCCATAGCAGTACGGAGACTGCCGACGCTGTTGGACTTGGCCATAGAAATGATGCTTGCCTGGTCAGCATGAGACAGAACCTCGGTCTTCTTCTGCTGATCGTTGTCAAAGACATTGTGTTTCATTGTGTTATCCTCCTTATTGGATTCAGATTTGTTGTCGGAATCGTCCTTGGATTTGTTGTCGGAATCGTCCTTGGATTCCTTTTCGGGTTCGCCTTCGAGAGCCTGTGTGATAAGTGCATACATGACATTCTGCTGCTTCTCAGACATGGAATCGATCACATCAGCAATCGTCTCCTCGTTGTCCTTCTTCTCTTCCTTGTTTTCAGCAGACTTGTCCTCTTTGGAATCCTTCTTCTTTTCCTCGTCTTCCGGATCATCCTTAGATTCCGCAGAATGAGAAAGACAGAGAGGCATTCCGGTATAGATGATAGCCTCATCATCGGACATTTCGCCGTGCTTCAGCATAGAGTCGATAAACGCACCAGGATTAGCACCCTTATGCACCAGGCTCACCTCGCAAATACAGCCATGCAGCACATCAGGACCAGCCTGCTGAAGCTGATTGGCGTAAATGGACAGAGCACAGATGTCACCGTGCTTAATAAGGACCTTCGCAATTTCACCATCAGTGGTGTCATTGAGAAAGCCGTAGGTGTAAACACCTTCCTCACGGTTCTCAAGCCATGCATGACCGAGAACATCACGAGGACTGTTGTGCTGATGATTCCAGACCAGCGGGACTTTAATGCCGTCGTTATTCTTAAAGGCGTCCCGACGAATTACTCGTCCATCGGAACACTTAAGGTCGTTTCGGGTTGCCCAGCCGCTGAAATCACAAGCCTCAACCGAAA